AATAATAGCGAAATTAAAAAATTTACAAATTTAATTAAAGATCTAGATGTATATGATAATACTTTATACGATACTATTATTCAAAAAATAAGTATTATATTACAAAAAGAATTTATTATATATCAGACTACTAATTTACCACATAATTTAAATAGAATTAATAAATTACATAATAACATATCTTATTATAAAAAGTTAGAAATATTTTATTCATATATTTTACCTGAAATTAAGTATTATTTAATTCAATATATTTACAAAAATTTTATTGATATAATTAAAAATAATGCCTTAGATGAAATAGAATTAATCTTAAGTCTTAAATGGTCTCAATTAAATTTTATATTAGAAAATAATTTTAAAGATAAATATAAATTAAATCAAGATTTTAATAAACAGATTATTGCTCGTATAAAATCTTGTACTGAAGATGATTTAATCCATATATTAAATATTTTAAAATATGTAGGTCCATTTATTAATACTAATACAAAAGTTCCAGAAGAATATAATATAAAAAAAGATAATAGTACCCAGATTCATAACCAGAGTTCTAATAGTTTTTATATAACTAATCGAATTCAAAATATTTATGGTGTAATTTATATTAATAAATTAAATAAAATTATAAATAGCGAAAATAAATTAATTATTATATTCGAAGAAATACACAAATTAATATTAAATAAAAATTATATAGACGTTATAAAAATTCTACATTATGTTTTAAAACTACAAAATCAAGAACTTTTAAGTACTAAATATTATGAATATTTAATAAAAAGATTATTTCATTATCTTATGATTTTTAATTCTAATTTATCTAAAACTAAATTAGATCATTTTCTATTATATGAATTTAATAATTATTTAGCTCAAGAACAAAAGTTGTATAATTTATTAAAATTATATTTACAACATAAATTTTTATATAAAATTAAAAAAGTAATTAATGATATTGAAACAACAATCCAAGATAATTTAAATTTTAATAAACCAGATTTTATTATCAAAACGTTTGATCAAAGACAGATTAATTACCATTCTGATTTAGTCTTACTAGATCAGAATAATTTAAATTGTCCTCTAAATATTAACTATGCATTTTTTGTTCTGACTTGTTCTTATCAAAATTGGCCTATTAATTATAATGATGGTTTGATTACAAAAGAATTATTAGAGCATTGTAAAAATACTAATTTAGGACAAATTATGGTAAAATACCAATATTTTTATGAACATAAATATACTGATAGAACATTAGTTTGGTTTCCTCATTATGGTGAAATTAATATAATCTATTTGAATCAAAACTTAAAAATGTTACCTATTCAATTTATGATATTGGAATTATTCATCGATGCTGATGAATTATTATTTTCTAACGTCTTTGATGCAAATTTTATGAAAAATTATTCCATAAAATTTAAAAATGATATTATTTCTTCTCTAATTTTATCAGGAGTATTAAATAAAATAAATGAATATTTAATTTTAACAAAAGAAAGTAATGCAGTTATCTTTAAAGATAATTTAATAGATCTATTTTTTTCAGAATCTCAATTTATTCAAGAAAAAAATCAAGATGAATTAATATATTCATACAAAGATATTATAAGTTCTAATATTAATCATTTATTAAAAATAAATCCGCTAACTTATTCTAATTTATACGATAAAATAAAAAATACCATTACAGTATTTGTAGTTAATGAAGAGATATTTAAAATAACATTACAACATATGATAGAAGCCGATTATATTATATATAATTCTTTAACATTAATGTATGAAAAAATTTATTATTAAAAATTGATTTATTTTATTTTAAACAATATTATTATATTATATTAATGACTAAAGTTTATGAAATTACATATGATACAATTATTAAATATTTAACAACTGATTTGCAAACTAATATATTTAATACACCTAAAAATGGATTTACTTCTATTTTAAGCTTTCCATTTACATTTGAAAATATATTGAGTAATAATTTTTATCGTTATGGTATTACAATTAAAGATAATAATAATAATAATATCAGTTTTTGGTCTAGTCTACTAATATATTATCCTGAAATTATTAATATAAACAATATAGAACTAGTTGATCAAAATACAACAAATTTAAATAAATTTAATAATGAAAATTTATTAATAATAATAGGTCAATTAAAGAATACACTTATACAACAATTTTCAAAAAAAAAATTATCTTTCTGTTTAAAAAAATATAATAAATCTGATTTAAATACTCATATTGAATCAGAAATTGATAATGTTATATTACAATATATTGTAGAAATATTAGATATAAATATTATTATATTTGATTTTCAAAATGAAAATATATATGGTATATATAAAAATGATTATATTGATTTTAATAAAAATACTATATTTTTAGCTTTATATGAATATTTTTGGGAACCAATATTATTAAATAAAAATAATTCATTCCAAAAAATATTTACGATTAATGATCCTATAATTAAAAAAATTATTAATGAAAAATATACAATTAAATATTTTGGTGAAGCTGATTTAAATAAAGAATTTAAATATCTAGAAAATAATATAATACATTTATCTACAAATGTTATAAGTCAAAATAATTTAAATAAAACTAAATTAAATCGGATGAAATTAGAAGAATTGTTACATTTAAGTAAAGAATTAAATCTAGATATTGATAATTTATCATCAAAAGAATCTACAAAAAAGAATCGTAATAAAATTACAAAAGCTTATCTAATAGGTATAATATTACAAATAAATAATTAAAATTAAATAATATTTAAAATATAGTTTATATTAATATTCTAATGAATGAAAATAAAACAAAAAAAAATAATTTTGATATTAATAAAATAAAATCCACAATAAAATTAATTGATACAGAATTAAAAAATATGATTGCTCATGGTTATACAGATCCTTTTGAAAATGAATTAAAAATTTTAGAATTATATCCAGAATTTTATGACAATTACCCTTTTTTAATTAAAAAAATATGTAAACGACAAGATATTGAAATGGTTTATCACATGTTAAATAAATTAAAACAAGTAGAAGATGGACAAACTACATTAAATCATATTGAAAAAGAATTAGGAGAACAACTAGCTGATAAATATCTAAAAAAATCAATTTAATAAATTATTTTATTAAATTAGCAGAAAAGTTTTGTAATTCAATATTATATTTTTCTATAGTTAATAATAGCAATTTTGATAAATCTTCTTTATTTTTTTTATATAAATTAGCTGATGGTGGAAAAAATGTATTAATCCACCATTTTGATGCTTCTATTTGTTTTTCTCTATATTCATGATATTTATCACCAAAATAATTATTTTCTTTAATATATTTTATTATTTCGTTAATCATTATTTGTTGCATATTTGCTAATTTTATATTTATAAATTTAAATTTATTTAAAAATGATGATGGTAATATCATATCAGGAAAAATATCATATACATATTTTGAAGAATCCATATTTCTTAAACATTGTTCTAAATTTTTAATTTTTTGTGTTAGTATAGTATTATCCTTTTTCCAATCATATTTAAAATTTTTACATATAAGATATTTTTCAGACAATGACATACGTGAAAAATATGGTTTATAAATATACATATCTTTATAAAAATAAGTTAGTATATATATTAATTTTAATGAGGGTATTGTAAATGTTTCAAAAATTTTTAGAATAAAATGTCCATTATGAGCCTGAATTTTTAATGCTGTTATTATTTCTCCTAAAATTAATTGATAACTTTTTTGTTCTTCAAAATTTTCATCTATATCTAAATTTAAATTTCCATTAGCGGTAATTAAATTTGAATATTCGTTATTTTCATGTATGGTTTTTTCAATACTTTTAATAGAATTCATATAAATAGTTGAAGAATTACTCTTTTTAGAATTATATTCTTTTGGTTTTTTCCCACCGCCAATTTTAATATCATCTGTTTGATTTTCTGAACTATTAATATCACTATCTACTCCTCCACCATAAAGTTCTAATTTTTGTTTTATATTCATTGTTTTATGAATATTTAATAAATTTGGATAATTTTTTTTATAGAATCCTAAAAATTGTTTTGATAATTCTAATGGTTTTTCTTGATTAATAGCAACACTAAAAATTTTATCATTTTGTAATTCAAAATTCATTTTTTGTCTATAATTTATAATAGCTTGAATAAAACTTCCACTTGTATCATTTAAAGTTGTATATACTATTTTATCCATATCACCAACTTCAAAAAATAACAAAATTTCCCAAAATTTATAAAAATTTTGATTTTTTATTTCTAAATTTTCAGATTGAATATTAAAATAGTAATTTGTTAGTTTATCTAAAGAATCTTCATAATTAGAGATTTTAAATTCAAAAGGATTTATTACGTAATAAAATTCATTTTTTGTTTCTAAATTTTTTGTAATACCCATAGAACTTTTAGTTCTATGTAAAAAATACTGAAATCCTAAAGTCAATAATGGAAGATTAATATGTGAACTAAGTATTACTTCATTATTTGAAGAAACAAACATATTTGATTCTTCATTATTTAAATTGAATATTATCGGGTGATACATTACTAATATTGATATAATTTATCTATATATAAATTATATCAATTTTTTATAATAAAATTGATTTAATTTATATTTAAAAATATTAACATATACTTTATAATGGAAAATCATATAGATATATTAACAGATGAAATTCCTTCTATAGACATAGACATAGACATAGACATAGATAATTCTATAGCTCTTAATGTTGAATATAATAACAAAGATATTATAAAATTAATAATTTTAAATATTTTGAAGATGTTATATAGAAGAAAATGGATTGATTCATACATAGATGAATATAATAAATTAACTAAAAGTATTGATAATAAAACTACATTTGATTTTTTATTAAATGATAATTCATCATGTAGTATTTATTTCGTAAATGCAAAACTTACAACTATAACACAAAATACACCATTAGATGAATATTTATCTACAAATATCGAAGTTCACAAAATAATTATAGTTAAAGATATCGCAAAAAAAGTTGTAAAACAAATCTTAACAGAATATAAAAATACTGAATTTTTTTTTGAATATGAAATGTTAGAAGATCTACCTAATAAAAAATTTATACCTATTCATCAAATTATATCTCAAGAAGAAAAAAATGAATTATTAAGTAAATTTTCAGAATATGATTTAGCAAAAATTTTATCTACAGACATAATGGTCAGATATTATGGAGCAAAAATAGGTGATATATTCAGAATTATTCGACCAAGTTTTACTGCAGGTAAAAATGTCTTTTATAGAAGAGTAGTTTTAGGGACTTTAGATATATTATTTACATAAGAAAAAAAATATCATATTTTTAAATGCAAGTTGATATTATAAATATTTTTAAGCTCATTAAAACACAACAATTTAATAAAATTATTAATATTATAAAAAAAAAAAATATTAAAAATTTAGATATAAAAGATTCTAATAAAAATTATTTTATTCAATATATCATCACATATAATCAATATAAATTATTAAAAATTATATTACAATTAATAAAACAAAATATTATTACTATGCGGTTAGATATTTTAGATTTAGATGGAAGGTCTTTATTATATAATTGCATTAAATTTAATTATATTGAATTATTGAATTTAATATTACAATATAATACAACCAATATTGGTATTTCTATTCTAGACCTTAAGGATAGACTAGGATTAACGGCTTTACATTATTCAGTAATTTTTAATAATTATAAATGTTTTAAATTATTAATACAAAATAATGCAAATCCTTATTTAGTCTCGAATGATGGACATAATGTATTTCATGTAGCTTTATTATATGATCATATTGAAATATTAAACTATTTATTAGATCATAATTATCCTCTATCTTTTTTAGATCATAATGGAGAAACTTTATTACAAAATGCTATTAAACATAATAATCCAAAAAAACAAAATTTACCAGAATTAACAAATTCTAAAAAAATTGCTAATAGTACAAGCAAAAAATCTAAAGATTTTTTGCTCCCAGAATATACCAATATAATATTCAAAATTTTGAATAAAACATTTAATTTAAATAATAAAAATACTAATAATGGATTAACAATATTACATCAAAGTATTTTAGCCAATAATATTGATATATTCAAACTCTTATTACAAAAAAATATTGATATACATATTTGTGATTTTTATGGTAATACGGCGCTTCATTATATATTATATGAAAAACGTAATGATTTTTTAACATTACTATTAAATAATTCTAATATAAAATTTAACTTAGTAAATATCAATGGCGATACACCTTTACATATTATGTTAGATTATGATAATATTAATGTTGTAAATAAAGATTTATTTACAAAATTTATTATAGAGACCGATATTAATCTACAAAATAATATGGGAATTACATGTTTTATGAAAATAATAGATAAGAATATAATAGAAGACTTTTATTTTATCCTAATTAAAAAACCATTAAATATATTTATTCAAAATAAATATATTGATAAAATAAAAAATAATTCTAGTTTATTAAATCTTTTAATAGATTCATATTATTATCAGCTAGATATGAATAGACATCTTATAGTAGAATGGGAAATATGGTGTGCTAAAAATAAAAATACTAGACAAAACTTTCAATCATTAAATAAAGAGGATGCAATTATGTATAAAAAAATTTTAAAATCTATTAAAAATAAATCTAAAAAACAAAATAAAAAAATATTACAAGATAATAATATTGAATATATTTGTAAGGAAAAAATTAAATCTATTATTTTATATCAACATAGAAGTTTACCCGCACTGAAAAATATAACTTTACACTTGGATAATGGTATAATGACCAATATGAGTTTTTATACAGGTTCTCCTATTGATGTATTATTTGGATTATTATTTTTATTTAAAGAATTTAATAAATCTGGTCTCAGTATTATTTTAGATTATCCTTTATCGATTAATAATAATTTAGAAGTTTATTATTCTCAATTAGGTATGAATTATCCATATAAATTAGATTTTTCTAATATAGAAATTTTATGGTCATATCAAAAATTATTTTATCCTAGTTTTTTTGATATAGAAATTGAAAGAAAAAAACAAATATCTAAATATATTATAATTCCCATAGGAATTGAAACTTCCATAGGTTCGCATGCTAATATTTTATTTTGGGATATTAAAGAAAAAACTATAGAAAGATTTGAACCAAGTGGTGCTAATTATCCAATTGGATTAAATTATAATCCAGATTTATTAGATAGTTTATTAGAACATAAATTTAAAAATTATGATTCAAAAATTAAATATTATAGACCTGAAAATTTTTTACCTACAATTAGTTTTCAAATTTTAGAAAATTTAGAAATAGATAAAAAAATAGGAGATCCTAATGGTTTTTGTTGTGTTTGGTGTGTCTGGTGGATTTATCAACGTATGGTAAATTTAAATTATGGTATCAATGATATAGCAAATGAATTAATCAAACGGATTAAATTAGATAATATTAGTTTTAAACATATTATTCGTACTTTTAGTTCTAATATAACTACTATTAGAGATAAATTTTTACAACAATATGATTTAGATATTAATTTATGGTTAGAAGAAAAATATTCAGAAGAAATATTAATTAAATTTGAAAAAAATATATTTAATTATTTAAATATCATATGATTATTATAACACAAAAGGTTGATGTATTTTCTCTTTAATGAATTTAAGAGAAAATAGTCCATCAATTTATAACTTGGTTAGCATATATATATTTAAACTTTGGTAAATGTTTTATCTAAATAATTCTATTTTAGAAAAAAAATTGATAAAATACTTTTAATTATCTAGTCATTGAAACAATAAATAAAAGAATTAGTTAATAAACATAATATATTATTGTATAGTATTCCTTATTAGTATTTTACAAATAGTATTAGTATGATGAAATTAAGATTAACTAAATTAGATGGTTTAACTCATAAAGAATTAAAATTTAATATAATTAACGGAACTTCTAATAGGAGAAAAACATTAAAAATTATTTTTAATTTACATATTTAAAAAGTCAGCGTTTTAAATGTACAAAGGTGTAATAATCAGACTTTCGCTGATTATAGTTAATAATAATTGACAAAAATATGATAGATTATATTAGCGACCCCAAAAAGAATTAACAAAAGATTTAGTTAGTATAATTAATGTTTTAGTGCAAAATTAAATGATACGTGTAAATATAAATAATTCTTTATTAAATAATTATTTTATAAAGAATTATACAATTTTAATATAGCTGCTTGACAGCCTATGGGATAAATATATTTGTAAAAAAAATAAAAACAATAGAAGATCGATTATAAAAAAGTAAATTTTTAAATTTAAAAAAGGTGATATTATTTTAATAAATAATAGTTTATTAAAATAACCAAATATTAATATTTCAACAAATGTTAACTTTGAAGGATAAAAAAAAGTTTTACTAAAAATTAAAACATAAAAAGAAGGAATTAATATTTATTAGAAATATTATACACCAGAAGATGAAAAATTATTTGGTGTGATTACTATTGAATTTAAAATAATTAAATAAAACATTATTTAATTATTTTTAAACTATATTAATTATTTGATTTCCATAATATGTATTAATTTCATCTTCTGTTGGATAATCAAGTAATTTTCCAATCACTTTTATTTGACTATCATTTTGATTAATTCTTTTATCAATAACATGAATTTGAACATAATCACCGATGGCTAGATTTTTATTATTTAGTTTATTTAAATAATTATCAGTAATACTCCAAATATTTGTATCAACATTTTCTTTGGGTATAAAAAACATAATAGGTCCATTAATGGCTACAATTAATTCTTGATTAATAATACGAGTTTGACCTATTATTATTGTATTTTCAATAGGTATACATATTTTACAATGATATGCAATATTATAAATAGCATTTCCATTCAAATTTTCAGGTGGCATATAACCATCTGAATATTCTAGAATACGATATATTTCATCAATATATCCATTTTTATTACATTTTTTTTCCATCTTCTTTTTTAATATCATTTTAATATTATTTTTAATATCACTATTCATATAATAAGCCTCTAAAGATATTCTAGTATATTGTTTTATATTTTTATAAGGACTGACTAATTTCATATAATATTATTTAATTAGATATTTTTATATATTAATTTCAATTTTTTCTAATAAAAATTAGAAATATGAATTATTATCAAACTTTAAATAATCCTTATAGTTCATCTAATGAAATTTTTCAAGCTTGTAAAATATTATATGATTTATACAATCCTAATAATTATATGCAAAATCTTATTAATATAGATAAATTCTATAAAATTATTAAAACAAAATTATTTTATGATAAATATCAAGAATTAAAAATACTATATCCACCTAAGAAATTAATATCAACAGAATACTTAAATTTTCCACTAACTCAAAAAATATTATTACAAACTTCTCCACTAAATTTACAAGTTAATAAAAAAAAAATAAATTTAGAACAATTTTATAATAATTATTATATAGAACCAAAACAAATTTATAATTTATTTAAAAATCATACAAATCATACATATAATAATGTAAATAAATATTATAGTGAAAATATAAAAAAAAACTATCAAATGGTATTAATATTATTGTTAATAAAATTAATAATGGAAACAGAAACAAATAATAAAAATTATGCAACTAAATTAACTAGAGAAATTACTATTAAAAATAATAATTTAATTTGAATTATAAAATAATATTTATATTTGGTAATTCTTTAATTTCATCTATTGCTATTAATATAAAAATAATTTTTGTATTACTTTGATTAATATTTAGATTATTTATAATATTATCTAAATAATTATCTAAATTATCTTCCATAAAATCATCTGCATATATAATAGTCGTATCATGTACAATCATATTAATACTTATTTGAAACATATTTTCATAATATAATTTAAATTTTTTTAAAGTTGTATTATTTTTATATTCAAATTTCTGCCAACTATTAATTTTTACTCCAGCAATATCTATTAGTGGTGCTTCTATTGGTTGAGAATAAATAATAATTGGTTCTGCTAAATTTATAAAATTTGATCTATATATATTATATTCACTACGGTTAATAATTTGAAATATATATTTTAAAAATTCTATTAAAATTAGACCAGAAACAGCAGCAGTTGTTGTAATAACTGCTGGTATAATACGACCGGCTATTCCTTTAATAACATATTCATCTTCTAATGGAATATTATAATTAGAAGCCCGTAAATTGGCTGCACAACTTATCCAATTGATATGAAGATTATTATCTTTATTAAATTTAATGGAATTATAATTTATTTTGTTTATTTGATATTTATTTAATATATCATAATTTATTTCATTAGATTTTTTATTAGGAGTTTGTGATATTAAGATATCATATTTTATATCATCACTATACTTTTGAATAAATGCTTTCATACTTTGAATATCAAATTCACAATTTATATTCAAAATTTGGAGTATTAAATAAGCTGTTGTAAAAGTAAAATTTATATGTAATTCATTATTTATATCATATTTAATTGGAATTGGACATCTTTTTCCTGCTGACCAAAATAAAACTCCTGGTGAAATTTCATGATTAGGTTTATAAATATCAAGTAATTTAATAATCATTATATAATAATTTTTAATAAATATATCAATAGCATATTTTAATGCTAAACATATATTATATTCTTTATCTTTTCTAACATTAAATGGATATGTAATAAATAATTGATCTATATCTTCTAGTGCAATAAGTTTTTCATGATCTGATAAAGTTTCTAAATAATTATTATTATCAATTAATTTATTAATTATTTGTGGGGCTCGATTAAAGAATTCAAAATTATCAATAGCCCAATGAATAGTATGAAAAATTTCATTAGGAAAACTTTTAATAGTACATACTGGATATGTTTTTTCTTGTTCCGGATCAGTTGAAGCAGAATATGTTTCTGTAATAAAAGGAATAATAGGTTGTGTATTACCTTTCATTCCATGAGTTCCAGATTCTAATAATGGAATATTATACTTAAAACATTGTTCATCCATAAATTTTCTTGCTTGAATATTATCTAAAGCATTAAAAACACATGTAATATTATTTTCATTTAATAATCTATCCGTAAATTCTAAATTATCATAACCTACTTTTTCTGATAAAGCCGTAATTTTTATATTAGGTTTTAATGTTTTAATAGATTTTGCTGCAACTTCTGTTTTTAATTTACCTACATCTATTGATCTAAATAATAATTGTCGACTTAAATTTGATTTTTCAATAGTATCTGGATCTGTAACAATAATTTTACTATGTTCGGATGTTCCAATATTCATACAAGCAAGATTTTTCAAATGTTCACATCCAATAGCACCAGATCCTACAAGTAAAATGTTTGATTCTAATAATATTTTTTCATATTCATATCCATATAAAATACTATAAACAGAATTTGTAGTATAATCAGCTGGTTTCATATGAGGTATAAGATTTGTATCAGTCCAAGTAAACCATTGATTAATAGGCATATATTTATTAGTTAATAATTTAATTGTTTCTGCTGCTACAATTGCCCCCATTAAAGAAACAACTGGGCATA